TTGAACTTCAAAGAGAAATTATTTTCTTAAAAGGACTTCTGAATATATCATCTTATTCAGATCTTAAACTTGAGCAAATTGAAAAACAATATAATTTTCTGGACACACTGAAAGCCGGACTTCAGTCGGAGCATAAGGCCACCACTGACAGTTCCACTTTAGAGGAGTATAGGAAAATTTTGAATCTAAAGTAAAAATTAAAAATTTAAAAAGTGGAAAAAGAATTAAAAGAAGTTACCGAACAGTTAAATGCCAAAATGGCTGATTTTGAGAAAGCTCAGAAAGCCATTGAACTTTTAGTTGCCGGTAAGGTTGACCAAGCCAAACTTGATGCGCTCACAGCAGCAGCAACCAAGTTTGGCGAAGACTGCATAAAACTCAACACCGAGTTTGAGAAAATGCAGCAGAAATACAAATTTCAGGAAAGCAAAGGAGCGTCTTTTGAAGACCTCTGTTTCAAATCGTTCACTCCTGAGATTACGAAAACACTCATAGGTAAAGGCAAAGATCAGACATTTCATATTGACTATAATCCTTATGATATTCTGAAAGTCGGTAACATGACCGCCTTGACAAACTTGACCTATGGAACTACCGGGGCTATCACTTCGGTTGTAGAGCCTTTCCGTCAGCCGGGCGTATCTAAGGCCCCTGACAGGATGGTATCAATTCTCGACATGGTTAATATCGGTCAATTGGCCGCTAACCAACCACGCCTGACATGGGTTGAGCGTTCCGCAAGGACGGCCAATGCCACTGCAAGGTCTGAAGATGGAATTATGATCCAGTCCGATCTGACTTATATAGCTCATTCGACCGATGTGCAGAATATCAGCACATACATTAAGACGACTAATGAGTCACTTGAATACTGGGATCAGTTGATGTCTGAAATTCGCATGGAACTCGTTCCGATGCTTCAGAGGAAACTTGATGATTACCTATTAACCGGTACTGGAGTTGCTCCTGAACTGGATGGTATCACAAATCACGCACACGCATATACCTATTCGGGGCTTAACAATTTTGTCGATACTCCTTCAATAGCTGATGCAGTGTTTGCAGCTCTAACGCAGGTAAAAGTTAGCCTGTACCGTCCAAATGGTATTCTGATGCACCCGACAGATGTGGCTAAAATGTGGCTTACAAAAGATAAAGATTCAAATTCAGCTAAGAATATTGTAGTTGATTTGGGTGGTAATATTCTTGTAGGTGGAATTCCTGTGAAAGAAAATACCGGTATCACTGCTGGTAAGGTTCTTCTTGGAGACTTCACAAAGCCTTCAGTATGGTTCCGCAAAGGAATTGATATTCGCATTTGGGATCAGAACTCTGATGATCCGATTTATAACCGTAAGACTATCACTGCTGACATGGCCTGTGCATGGAAATTGCCGACCGTCAATTATGATGCTTTCGTGTATGATGACATCGCTGACATTATTGCTGCAATAGCTAAGTAAGGAGGTAAATATGAAAAAGATAATCGCTTTAATCAGTTTTCTTTTCCTTGCTCTTTTCGCATCAGCGCAGGATAAGGTCGTTTCTAATTACGGGGTAGCCGGGGCAAGTTTTGAGAATGACATCATAAATAACGGTGCAATTCGCAACGCAGGATTTGCCACTCATAAACTTTTACACAATTCTGCAAAAATAGCGGCTTATAACTATACTTTTCAGTTGAATGTTCCGGGGCCTTATTATTTTATTTATTCGGTTCACATGAGGAGTTTTAAGGCAGGCGGGGCAAACACAAAAACAGTTCTTCTTAAGGGTAGTTTGGATAATATTCTTTATAGGACATTGGATACCTTAACAACTGCTGCTTCAACTGTTGCAGACTCATTAACGTGTATTGCAGGATCAAATGACCTGCTCTATATTAATGATCCTGATCGCTATCCGCTTAGTCCTTTGGCTTATAAATATCTTAGGATTACAGTAACTCCTGTGACAGATTCAGTTTGGGTCAAAAGTATATGGTTGAACGTCTTGCCAGTTAAATAGGTCGCAAAACCGAATTACATAAAGAGGCGGGTTCGCTCGCCTCTTTTTAAAACTTTAAAATTATGCAAAAAGTAACATTCATAAAAAAATCTCTTTACGGCGCAAAAGGCGAGGTAAGGGAAGTAACAAGTCTGGCAGCTATTCAATTTGCCAAACTTGGTTTGATTGAAATGAAAGAAGAAAAGGTCGGGGTTGAAACTAAAGAAGAGAAAGGAACCATTGAGACTAAAGAAGAAAAACAGGATAGTCGCGATATAATGGGAACGCAAAAAGTTCCAAAGAAAGAAACAAAGAAAACCGAAAAAACAAAAATCACTAAAGCACCAAAATTGTAATGCAAGTCAGAATCAAAGCAAGTCAGACACTTACTGAACCAGTTACGGTTGCAGAATTTAAGACGTTCTCAGGTTATCCCGGAACAGATCAGGACGCCTTGATTACTTCTATGATTTTGGCTGCACGGGAATTTCTTGAGAATGAAACAGGTGTCTCTTGTGTTTCAAAAATATATGAAGTTGAGTTTGATCGATTCGATATGATTGGAGATGATTTGTCTGGGCCGGGGTTTAATGGCTGGGATGCCGGTTGGTATAAATTGCCATTTTCACCAGTTACCTTAATAACATCTGTAGAAATCGGAGGGGTTGCCACAACCTACTCACAACGAGGATTAAAAGTCATTGAAATTCATCCGGATACTTATGTAATTACCGGAACAACAAACAATATACTTGCTGTTGAATTTACAGCAGGTGAAGCAAATAACATAATTAAGAATGCAATTTTAAGAATCACTTCAAATCTTTTCAATAACAGGGAAGACTATTCAGGAGTGTCTATGAGTGCCTTGTCATTTGATACTCAAAGATTAATTTCAAGTTTAAGCACGAATACAGGATTTTAAAACTATATATCATGAGCCTAAATATCAAGTTTTTACATGGAATGTTCGGAGGGAAAAATGGAGGCGTTAATATCGCTTCACCTCTTACTACCGGGACGTATGATTTTATCATAGCAGAATCAGGCGTTACTTTTACAGTAATGGAGGATGATGCAGCAGTTAATTTACTAACTGCTAAAAATCTTACAGGCGTTGCCCTGACGGCTGAAAGAATTCTTTCAGCGGGTACAGGGAAAACAATTAAGAAACTCACCTTTTCAGGCGGGTTGGTGTGGGGTTATACGTTAGAATCATCAACAATATAATATCTAATGGCAAGTTTTGTAACATATAACTTCCCAAACCATACCAGCGGAGACACATTTTCAGGTGTATCTTTTCAAGTGAAAATTAATTCTATCGCCAAATCGCTTGTTGGGGCTGTTATTAAAATGTATATTTCCGATAAGATATTTTCGACTATTACTGGTGAGATAGAAATATCAGATCCGCTTAACGGGAGATTTCAACTGAAAGAACAGTCAATTATACTTCCTGCCTATACTCATATTTATAAAATTGACATTATTTTTGCAGATGGGAAGAAAAAAACATACATTAAAGGCACATGGGTAATTGAATAATGGATGAGATTTTAATAAATATTACTGAAGTAGTCGAAGAAGTTGCGATTAATGTCACGGAGGAAACTTCTGATATTGTTGATATCATAATATCCGAAGCATTGCAAGGTGAAAAAGGCGCAACTGGAGAAAGAGGATTGAAAGGTGATGATGGACAACAGGGAACTCAAGGTTTAAAAGGAGAACCCGGCACCAAAGGAGATAAGGGTGATCAGGGAGAAAGAGGGTTAATTGGCGCAAATGGTCAAGATTCAATAATTGCAGGGGCGAAGGGTGATAAAGGTGATGTAGGGATAAAGGGAGATAAAGGAGAACAGGGAGACAGGGGGTTACAAGGAATACAAGGAGAGCAGGGACTAAAGGGAGAAACAGGAAGTCAGGGCTTACAAGGTAATGCCGGAGAAAAGGGAGAAAAGGGTGATGTTGGTAATCAGGGGGCGCAAGGTAATCAAGGATTACAAGGTATTACTGGAACGAATGGAGAGAATGGTCTGAAAGGGGATAAAGGAGACACTGGCAGTCAAGGAATTCAGGGCCCCGCAGGGAATAATGGTTCAGATGCTTCGGTAACGAAAATAAATGTAGAGAACGTTTTAACAGGAAATATAACAAGTCACACGCATTCAGCTTATATAACAAGGGCAGAAATAGAAGGGCTAATATGATAATATTATCAGCATCAACGGACAATTTACAAGTTATACTTGGAGAGGCCCACTCGACAGCTCCTAAATGTTACGCATCATGGAGAGATAGAACGGACACTTCTTTTACACCAGGAAGAACAGGGATTGCAACTAATGGCGCAAATGATGTTAATATAGTTGCGGGGCCTTCTTCCGGACAAAGAATTATTGATTTCTTCACTGTCACAAATACTGACACTGTTAATGCAACAGTTACTATAAAACTAGATGCTAACGGCACTGAGTTTGAGTTGATTTCTCAATTAGTATTGGCTCCTAAAGAAACTCTGATTTTTCAGGAAGGAGTTGGCTTTCATGTAATGGCAAATTCAGGGGCTATTAAACATTCTATCAATCAGGGCAATAATGTCATGGGGTCGGCATTAACGGCTGTTGTTTTGGGTTCGGATCAAACAAATAACAACGGCACGGCCAATACAATTCAGGATGTAACCGGATTAAGTTTTGCTGTCACTGCTGGATTGACTTATTATTTTTATTTTTTGATTCAATATACAGCTGCAATATCATCAACAGGATCGAGGTGGTCAATCAATGGCCCAGCAACCCCGACAATGTTAAGTTACGTGTCTGAATACACTTTAACATCTACCACCACAACAAGAAATGCTATTTTACAGGGATATGATTTACCGGCTGCCGCTAATGCTTCATCGGTTGTGGCAATGAATCTGGCTACAATAGAAGGATTAATAAAGCCGTCTTCAAACGGTACTGTGATAGCACGATTTGCAAGTGAGGTATTAAGTAGTGCAATAATTGCAAAGGCAGGATCGGTTTGTTATTATCAACAATTAGGATAATGAACACAGGCAAATATAACCGCATAATCACTATCTCTACTCTGACAACATCAGAGAGTAGCGGGGATGTAACCGAAACATGGTCAACGCCTGTTAGTACGCGCGCAAGTGTGGAGCAGATTGATGGAACCAGGTATTTAAAAGAAGATGAATTAATTGATCGTGCAGTTTATAAAGTGAAATTATGGGATAATAGTTATTCGGACAATACAAGGGTAGTTTATGGAACGTTAACTCTTTATCCTATACGTCCGATAACAAGAAATCCTGGGACTTCATTTTTGAATGAATGTGTAATATTAATGGCAGTAAAAAAATGATTGGACTTGAAGTAATCGGACAAAGAGAACTTTTAAAAGGGTTTGAGGACTATAAAGTAGAGGCTGAAAAAGCTATTAATAAGGCCGTTAGTGATACTGCAAAGGCGATTGAGGTTGATGCAAAGAATAGACTAATAAATAGCGGGGAAGGCCATGTTTATCCTAAGATGAATATAAAAACTCATCAACAAACAGGAAGTGGCGGAGCGGGTCTTTTAGGGTCAATTTATAATAGGGTCGTTCAGTCAATGGAGAAGGTAGTTGGGACAAATAAAAGTTATGCACCATATATTGAATTTGGAACAGGAGACTTAGTATTTACTAACTCTGAATTTGATGAAGATGCAAGAGAAATAGCGAAACAATATAAGGGGAAGGGAATAAAAAAAGTAAATATCAGAGGTACTTCATTCCTTAATTGGGCAGCCGTGAATCAGAGGCTAAAATTAGTTGATAGGATAAAAGAGAATCTGAATAAGATTAAAAGATGAGTACTGGATTTGTAGATATTAGTGATGATTTAGTAGACGGTATTTTTACTATCTTAAATACCCATGTCACTTATTCCGGCACTACCTACCCGGTTTATAAATCTATTCCTAAAACACCTGCTTTGATTTATGTTTACGTAGGAAATGTAGTTTATGCAACAGAAGGGACAAAAGATACATTTCATTATAACGGAACAGTCCAGATTCAGATAGTTGACGAGAGCCGCCAAAGAGCAGATAAAAAACTGGCTCAGGCAATTCTTAATGTGACACGTGGACTTTTAAAACCTGCAAGGGCAACAGTCTTTTCAATCAGTCCCCGAACACTGATAGTATTAAGTCCCGGACAATTTAATGAAGTGATTGAGCAAGGCGAGGCAATCGCAAAAATAAAACTTATTGATCAGTATGATTTTTTAATAGAGTAATAACTTAATAATCAATAACATGTCGGCAGTTAATGGAACTTTATACGCTGTCTTTTCGGCAGCCGGAACAATAGCCACAGCAATGGCTTCAACTGATAGAGTATTCAGTTGTAAAACAGCTACTTTTAAATGTGATGTCGATCTTCCTGATTGCTCGACAAAGGAATCAGCCGCATGGGCTGAACATCTTGAGGGGGGCGGATTGAAAAGTTGGAGCATAGATTTCGGCGGAATATGGAACGAGGCAGGCTCTGCGACGGCCTTAACATTCGCTGAAATTATAGCTTTGATAATTGCAGGTA